TTACTCACTCATGGCTGACAGAGCGTCCTCGGTGCGACCACAGGCAAGTTCCAGCGCTTTGGCATTAAAGCCATTCTGAATGCCGTCACGAACCAGCAGAGTTAAGGTGAAAAGCTCGGCTTGAGTATCGGCCATATCTTTGACGAATGCTTCATGGACTGAAAGAAGCGACCTGATGGCGCCGCGTGCACTGCCGTCGTTAGCTGTTAAGAGATAATCTATTGCCGACTCGTATTGTTCCGTCATGCCACCCTCCCGGGACTTTGCGCTTTCGCAGCCTGATCCTTACGGACCACACGCCGTTTAAGCGTTTTCAGATACGACGGCTCTTTCGTGGGTGGCTTCAGGTTGTCCCGTAGGCTCCTCTTGTATCCCGTACTCACGACGTAACCTCCTCAGACAGCTCTTTCTGCCATGCCGCAAGCGCACGGCTTAACTGACCTGCATTGTGAGCGATCTGACGCGCGAGGAAGTCCTGCCGCACATCGTCCTTGTCAAAGAGGTCGGTGAGAATGAGTGACAGTGCGTTGTTGTCGTTAACTGCCTGTACGAGACGTTCTTGAGGAGTCATGCTGCTGTTTCCTTAAACTTAATGCCTTCGATGATTCTGATGAGTTGGCGTCGATTGTAAGTCGCTACGTGCTCGCCGCCGTGGTGAAGTTCCCAGCCAACTGCATCGTGATGCTTGCCGAGAACAAATGCTTTGCCGTTGATGAAAACGGTCGCGCCTTCGTGGAAGATGTCGTCTGTTGGCGTGTCTTCGCCTTTGACAACTGACGGCCAGGCGGCCCGCAAGGTTCTCTCAAGATCACTATGCCTGTCGTGTAAGGAAATCGTACCGAGGTTTAGCGGTGTATTCTCAGTCAGCATGTCCATCACGCAGATTGCTGAATTTAGCCGACCTATGATGTCATCAAGCTCAAAGAAAGCTTCTCTGGCGGTTTCGAGCGGGGTCATGCCAACTCCCCCTCTAAAACATCACCGCGAATTGGCGCATCAATGACCATGCCAACCACTATCACGCTGTTTCGCGCCATGCCTTTGGCGCTGAACCCTGACGGGAACCATTCCCCCACAGCCGTGCGAGCGCCGAATGGCTTGTAACCTAAAGCTTCGGCTTCAATGTCCATGAGGCGGATACGGCCATTATGCTCGATTATTACGGCGCGGCCTGAACCCTCGTAACGATTGATGTCGACCCAGACAGCTTCACCATCGATGACCATGGCGCAAAGGTTCTTCGGCTTACGGCTTTGGGCACGATGAACGATTGAGCGCATGTTGTGGCCGGATCTTGGGCGTGCGGGTGCGGTTGCTGGCACTGCGTGCTGCATTGGGTGATCTCCTCGGGCGAGAATTAATAAGTTGTTAAGCTTGATAGCTGGTTCTATTTGTCAATGCTTTTCGTTGATGTTAGTATTAAGCATCAAAAACAGCATGTCAACGATAATTGTTGATGTTGGTAAAATTTATTAAGGCGGGATTTACCATGATTACACCTGAACAGTCACGGGGAGCTCGCGGCATACTCGATTGGTCGCAGACGCAACTTGCAGAAGCAGCTAATGTCAGTCTGTCCACCGTAAGAGATTTTGAGAAAGGTAGACGCGTTCCGATCGCAAACAATCTTCAGGCCATCCGCACAGCTCTAGAAGATGCAGGCATTATATTCATTGATCAGAATGGTAACGGCCCAGGCGTTCGTCTGCGCGATCGTCAACAATAGCGCTTGATCAGAATCTCTCTGACGTTCTATCGTTCCCTTCAAGTAGGGGAGCTTAAAATGGCATTGATTAAGTGCAGTGAATGCGGTCGCGAAATATCTGACAAAGCGGCAGCGTGCGTGGGCTGCGGGGCGCCAGTCCAAGCCACATCGTCTAAATTAAATGAACCTGTTTCAGTAAAACTGAATTCAGATGGCAGCTTCCTCGGTACGCGATCCCTTTTGGTTAATTTGGCAGCTAAAGCCATCCTTCAAAACGGTTGGAAGCTAGACGGAGCCGACGAAAAGTCAGGAATCGTATCGTTCACAACTGGAGTGACTTGGGGATCATGGAGCGGTGTATCAGGTACAGTGTTCATCGATGAGATCGGCGAACATCGTTTCAATGTCATCGGATCTGCGAAACAAAACGTCCGAGGTGCACAGCTTTTTGCTCCAAATATCGGGAACGAAGCCCAGAGAAAGGCAAATAAGGTCATTGAAATTATGCGTGAGTTAGCACGGTGAGAATGGTTATTCACTATTGGGCTCGGCGGGAGGGAACATGCGTATAACAATCATTGCGATAGCAGCGTTCATCGCATTGGTAGCCGGTATCTGGGTTTCGGGAATCAGGATCATCGTTATCCAGCCGATTGGCGCTATTCCTGATGGAATTACCGTTGTTGTCTCTGGCGTACCAAATCTGAAATTTGTCGACAGCCCCGACGCGATTTGCCAGCGGATAAATGGAGGAGTGAGTTTGCTGTGCCGAGGTGCAACCGCGGCGGCCATTGCCAATAGAGGCAAAATATTGCTTCGGCTTCCTTACAGCTCTATTCTATTCCGTCTTTCAGGAGCTCCAGACTTAGATCGATAGAATTTTCTTCACCGTGGATAATAGCGTTTGCTATGGTGTTTGGCCGCCATAGAAAGAACGCCGAATAGTCCTTGACCGCGAACCCTTCCCCTGCCAGCTTGCGGCAAACGGGGGCGATCTATGAAAGTATTTTTAACGGCAGGAGTCGCGATAATATTGGCGGGGTGCGTTCAGAGCCAAAGCCCACACACCTCTCATCAACAAACAACCATTAAACCTGTTGCCCAGCTGGCTGATAATCCGTGGCAAGTTGGTGAAACCAAGTCCTACGAAACTGCAATCGGAGTAACCAGCGTGGTCCGGAAAGGCAAAACGCCATCAGGATCAACGTACAGTTTTTACTCCGATGGAAGCGGGTCACTTACCAACGGCGCCGCGAGTTGGTCATTTTCCTGCAAAACTGACAAAATCAATGATCAGAAGAAGTGCGAAATAACCAATCGTCACGCTGATCTTTTCATCAATTACGGATCATCACCATCCCCTCGATGGATATGCTCTTTACAACATGACTTCCCGGGGCGAACGGGAGCGATAAGAGTTGATAGCAACCCGGCCATGACTACTGATACTGATGGATGCGTCTCAGGGAACCGAATATCACAGCTCGTTTCAGGTAATAGTATTACTATCAGAAGTGTTAAATGGCCTTATGATTACGATAGAGACTCAACGGGACCTCTTACTGGCCTAAAAGACGCAATGGATTTGGTCTCATATATAAGGTCTAATATATCCAAGATTAGCTTTTAATTACCGCTCGCTCAGCCTCAGCGCAGGAGCGTTTGGCTGAGAAGCTGGGGAAGTGAAGAGGCCTATTAGCCGACGTTGAAAAATCCATTCAGCTTGAATTTGGAGCGGGCATGACTGAGGGTAAAGAAAACGACGATTTTCCAAAAAGCGGCAAAGGCGGGAGGGCGGCGCGCGGTGCTATGAATGCGTTAAGCGGATTCATACCTCTTGCAGGCGGTATCTTATCAGCTGCAGCAGCCGATTGGTCGGAACGAGATCAGGAACGTATAAATTCGTTTTTCAAACATTGGATCGAAATGCTTAAAGCCGAAATGGCGGAGAAAGAGCAGACAATTCTCGAAATCATGCAGCGCGTCGATATGAAGGACGAGGATGTTGCATCAAGAGTTGAAAGTCCAGAATATCAATCACTCCTAAGGAAATCATTTCGAGATTGGTCAGGAGCTGAAAGTGAAGACAAGCGAAGCTTTGTACGAAATCTCTTAGCGAACGCTGCGTCCATAAAGTTATGTAACGATGACGTCATTCGGCTGTTCCTAGACTGGATCAAGAATTTTTCGGAACTGCACTTCGCGGTAATTGCAAAATTTTATAACAACAACGGTTTAACTCGCGGTGAGATATGGAAAGCACTTGGTAAAGAGCCGGTGAGAGAAGATTCTGCCGACGCAGATCTCTTCAAGTTGCTGATTCGTGACCTGAATACCGGCGGTATCATCCGGCAGCATCGGGCGACTGACTACGCTGGCAACTTCATTAAAAAGCAGCCGCAAAGGTCGAGACCGGGCATGGCTAGCACGACACATAAATCAGCATTCGATGATGTAGACGGATACGAGTTGACCGCTTTAGGAAATCAATTTGTACATTATGCTATGACCGATGTTCCGACCAAGGTGACGTTCCACCAGGATTGAACCTTAACACTTCGATCTCATGGGTATCTGAGAAAATGGGGACAGCATGTCGGACGAAGCGATGGAAATAGAACAGCCGCTACCAATGCTGGCAGCAGATATGTTACGTAGAGCTGACGACTTTTTCGCAAGCTTTAAAATATTGGCTTTGCACGAAACGCAATCCCCTACGCATGTTGCCTACTTCTTAGTTTTTCATGCCACTGAGCTTTATTTAAAGGCATTTCTAACAAGCAAGGGCGTCACCCTCAAAGAAATTAGGAAAGAGAATGCCCAGCATGATCTTGTTTGGCTATTCAATAAAGCGTCAAACCTTGGCTTCCCTCAATTGGAAAACTTCGAAAAATTTGTCGATAACTTTAACACAATGAACGACCAGCACGATCTCAGGTATCCAAAGGGATACATTCTACACTTGCCGCATTACGACTTGTGCATTGAAATGTTAGATAAAGTCAAAACGGAGATATCTGGCCCCATTCAGAACGATGCGTTCAGATTTAGTTTAGAACTCCCCCAATTGCATGGCGGAGTAAAAAAGTTCAAATGGAAAGATTGAATTTTTGAAATGCGGCGGGCGTGCATAAGTCAGATGCGAGGTTTTCCGCAGGAATTGCACTCTGAGTATATTATACTCTGGCAAGTTGAGGATTGTGCGCGCCTGCACGTGATGCAATAAAGAAATCAGCAACGGACAATACAATTCTCGGCGGGACAGCGTGCCAAATACTCAATTATTTCATCCAGATAATGAAACTCTGATCTTTGGCAATGTACCTGAAGTTAATAGCAGGGGAATTTTAATACCGGGCGGGCCCATTAAGCTTCTAAAGGGGCGCCATAACGGTCCAAATAGAGGGTTTGGCGCTGCGCACATCTGGGCTGAACACAGTTTAGAAATGGCAAAACACCAGTGCGGAAATGTAGATGATGTGCCTAGATATGTTTCGCTAATAATTCAGACCGGCACTCCCCTTTATTTCAGCGGAGAGATTACCCGAACAACGCGTATAATGGCAGTCAGGGCATTGCCTGGGACAGCCATTCTCGAACATCGGACCTTACGGACAGAATGCTTTTGGTCGGTTGTCACGGCATACTCAGCAAATAAAAAGCACGGCACCCAAGTCGGGTCCGTGCTTTGATTGTGGAAGCAGTAGCAGCGTCGCCTTAGCTCTAGGGTTCGGAGACCACCATTATGTGTCCTGCAAATAAGTTTCCTAACAAACTTATCATCCAATTGAGCGGGCCAATTTTTAGGTGAAGCCAAGCTCAAAATGCTCTTTATGCCACGCAGTATATATGCTGCTTACTCGATAAATTGTCAACCGATAAGTTTCATATTGGGAATTTTTTGAGGACATCTGCAGTTTAGATAATTGCAGTCATATGAACTTACAAGCCCTTCACCTCGGCACTTCAATCAGCTGAAAACTTGCCGTCGGAAAATGACCGCTTGCCATTTGAAAGCTGTCCTTCACAAGGCGCGTGTTCATCTCCGGTCGCCTGAACCGCACGGTTGCGCCAGTGCCAACGTATGACGATATTGGCTGATCAACCTTAACCGTGATCGTCGTGCTGGCAGCAACTCCGCCAATGACCACCTGCAGCATTTGCCTATAATCACCGCTCTGAAGTGAGAATATATCTCCAGGCCTTAACACGAGGCCGGGGACGACGTTGTTTAATTGAACCGTGTATCCGCCTGTCACTGCTCCGCGCGTGGCTGTGCCGCCTATGTGAGGATTATCAGCGTCGCCCCAATATGCTTGCGGGATGCAAATGTGAGTCGGCCGATAAATAATCGTTTCAGCGCCGCCTCTTGCAGCCGCAATGAAGGACTGAAGTTGAACAGCCTGTCCGGCCGTCAATGGCACCGTTTCCATATCCACGGTGCGATAGCTGTCCGCATACTCCACGGTTGATATTGTTCTGCCGCCGTACTTCGTTTGGCTGGTCGGAATCGTGAGCTGAGGATAGGACGGCTGGAAGCCGATACTTGCTGGAAGATCGATCATTGATTGTCCTGTAATCCAGTGCAAAATAGATTAGCCAGATAAACATTCAAATTGGAACGAAATCGGCTGAATGGTGTTTCGCTATCGAGAATGTAACCGGAGCTCGCCTGTGTCAGTACGAAATGAAATGCGTAGGTCGGCAGAAACCGTAGGCGAAGTTTCAAAGAGCCAGTCGATTATATTGCGGCGAAGCACGGATATCGCTTCAATTGGAGACACTCTGCGGCGCATGAATTGCGCAAGTTTGGAAGAGGACGAAAGTCCATTCGAAGAACTACTATTAAGGCTTGCCACATGTGGGAAATGACTGTGTCGCATTCGCAGCCAGCAAAGACACTTGGCGTAGTCTGCCTTTAAGTGACCTCAATTGTTAGCTTGCTATTATATCGAAAATGACGGACTCTAGATTGCCAGTATTAGATTTTTACTCGGGTTCGCTGGCAGGACTAGATTGTCCGTACCCGCAAGTTGAAAGGAGGACTTCATGTCTTCCAATATCCAGTTCGTTAATTTTCACATCAACAACCGCATTCTAAATCAAATGATGGCGAAAGCTGGCTATGTTACTTTGAGAATGAAGCCGCTATCCGGGCCACTCTTTCAGCAGTCGAAAATAATCTTAGAGAATTTTATGGGTGGTGTGATGCGCGACCAACGCGTCGATATCGCTCCATTGCCGGAAGCTACGTCAGCATATGGAACACCATAATTAACTAATTATACGGGGCGGGATATTCCCTTGGGGACTCGCCCAGTACAAGTTCTAAATAAATATTAGTGCCGTCGTCTCACAAACAAAAATTTAATATTATTATATTTTTCTGATATTACCTTAATATAATTTGACAAAATTCGATGAATGTATTAAGTATTAACTATCGATATTTTCTTGATGTGTTTTGCTTTTTGCGCGTTTAGCATCGCGCCCTGAACGAACCCCCTTTAAAAATCGTTTTCACTTTGCGTCACGCAAATGCGTGCTGCTATTCTTATTGCTATGAAAGGGTTCTTATGACCACTGGCACAGTTAAATGGTTCGATTCCACCAAGGGTTTTGGCTTCATTCAGCCTGATAACGGCGGCCTCCATGCGTTTGTTCACATATCTGCTGTCGAGCGCGCCGGAATGCCCGAACTCATCGAAGGCCAGAAAATCGGCTACGATCTGGAACGCGACAACAAGTCGGGCAGGATGTCGGCTGGTAATCTCCAGGCTACATAAATAGTATTCTTCTTTCCCTTGACCACGGATGTACTGGCACTGTTGAAAGAAGGTTACTTTCTGGGTCAGGCATTGCCTGACCTTTTTTCATGAGGAATTCATTTATGTCAATTGAAACGCAAACAACCTACACAAAAGAGACGCTCTTCAAGCCAATTTCATCTGTTAAAGAGTCGATCGCAGAGAGAATAGATCGTACTGCACGTTCTATTCAAAAGGTCGAGACGGATGCTCGAATTGCAAAGACCCTACGTCTCAGGAAAGCTCGGATGGAATATGAACAAACTATTGTTCCTTCAGTGGCAAAGAAGAAGAGAACACGGAAACCACATTAAGGCTAGCGCAGGAGTAATTTCTACCTTTTCATGTTTCCCGAAAAGGTATTTATGGACGGCCCGAAGGCCGCCCTTGTATTGCTGACTAAAGCTGCGTCCTAACAACCGGCGCCGGCTCACACTGAAGTGAGTGCTTGGCGATGCCTTCGAAAACGATGAATTTTTCGCCTGGATAGGTTCGAGCCAGCCTCTCAGCTTCATTGGCTGCATCCAGCGTGTTTGAATAAGCAGCCGCTTCTGGATCGACGATCGTCGAGCCAACGTCAGACCAATTGTGTGGTTCACGAGTTACAAAAAACAATTTCATTTCAACCTCATATAAAAATGGGTGGCACAATGGCCACGCTGTTAACGTAATAAGCCACGCTTGTTGGCCTGCCGAATTCCGCCAGTCACGGACAGAACGAAGTTACTGCTTTCACTCCAAGTCTTAATTCCCTGTGCCACGCCTTGCTGCACCATATTGGCAACCTCAGCGTTACCAGTGGCGCCGCTTACATTGACGTTGATCACCGGCGAGCTATTGACGGAGTTGTCTGTCCGCGAGTTGTCAGTGTTAGAGCTTCCCGCGACCAACTGAGCGGCCGAGGGAATAACTGGGACGGGTATCGATGCGCGGGGAGGCATCGGCGCCGGAATGCCGATCTTTCCACCGTTGCTAAACTCGGGAAGCCGCCCAGCATTCATGGCTTCAAGGATCGGCAAGAACTTCTGCGTGGCGTTGGCGTTCACCATAAACTCGCCATTGCTGCCCCACATGAGCACCTTGTCGTCTCTTGGGCCACCAGGACCGCGAACGCGACCGCCGCCTGCATAACCCGGAATAGGTCCGCCGTCTTTTCGCCCAATAAGGCCACCCAGCAAACTGCCGGACGTACCGAAGATGCCATCGAATAGCGACTGAGATAGAATGTCCAAAAGCTTATCCAAGACTTTGCCTAAAGCGTCCGCAAAGGCTTCAGCGGCATTCTTGCCTGACGCGAGGTCACTAACCAAACCCTTGAAAGCGCCAAGCTCTGTCGATCGCCATTCTTCCGACTTCTGCTGGATTTTGGCTTGCGCCTCACTCAGCTGGTTCGCTTCGACTGTTGCTAACGCCCATTGTTCAGCTGTTGCTGCAATCTCAGCTCGCAGCGCCGGTGTCACTTCCACACCAGCCTTCTGTGCCGCATTGAGCAATTCCTGCTCGGTTCGCGCTCTTTCCACTGCATAGCCATAATCGTCGATCAACGGATTGATCTGGCGTTGAGCCTCGGTCTCGGCAATCAGTGCTGATGTTCGGTCCGTGATGCTTTGGATGTCGCCGTCGAACTTATCGTCGGGTGTTTTCTTTTCCTTCTTAGGCTTCTTACCTTCAGCAGTTCGTGACCTGTCGCCGGCGAGTTCAGCCTCAGCAATGCGCTTGATTTGATCTTCCGTAAGCTTGGCATTTTCCGATTCAGAACGCTTCCGAACTTCCGCGATCTTGTTTTCAAGGGCGAATTGATCCTTACCCAGCTGAGCTTTGCGCAACGCATTGCGTTCATATTCAGCAGCGGCTTCGTTCTCAGCTTTACGCTGGAGAATATAAGGATCGGCGGTTGCGCGAGATGCCTTGTTTTCATCGGGACCGAGAGGGTAGGCTTCACGCATTGTTTGCAATGCGGCTGCTGCGACCGAACGCACATTGCCAAGAACCGTAATTGCCTGAGCCATTTTCGCGAAGAACTGGCTCATGTCCGGATTAGCTTGCGACAGACCGTTGATTGCGCGCACCGCATCTTCTGCACTGATTTCGGCCTTATCGAATTTGTCGATAATATTTTGGGTGTCAGACTTTAGCTGTGGGCTGATTTCGCCTTTTGTTGCAAGTACATCCAGATGGTCCGCAAGATCCTGCACATTCTGAGTGACAACCGTTAGTTCGGGCATCTCGCCGACTCTCGTCGACATTGCCTGCAAACCACCCATATGCGTGATCGTTTCAAGCACACGCTTGTTCAGTTCAACAACGGCGTCGCTGACAGGCGTGTTATTGATCGCCTCGAGGCGTTCTTTGACTTTTTCGGCGGTTATCTGAAAACTTTGATATTCAGCGATAACCTTCGCGATCTCTTTGCGCGCTGCGGCGTCTTCATTGGAAAGCGAGGATGCACCAGCACCACCCCGAACTGGAAGCATTGCTTCGGTCGACAACCAATCAAGATCGTCGCCCTGTCCAAAGAAACGACTACCCAGCCCTCCCTTCCGCAACCGCTCCAGCTCGTCAGCAATATTCTTGAGCTTACGCGCCTTGGCCGCATCAGTTAGTTTATCGAGCGCTTCCGCAGCTTGATCAATTCCCTCAGCAGTCTGCGGCGCGACAAGGCCGAGACGCTCCATTTCGGCGCGCAGTTGGTCAGAATTCTGCTTCGCTTCCATGGCCTTCAGCGTGTAATTGCCAACGGCCAAAACGAGCGCGCCACCAATGATCGCACCGAGAGGACCGGCAGCAGCACCAAGACCACCGAGAGCAGAAGCCATCTGGCCGGCGCTCTGTGCGGCTTTCATCGCCTGAGTGAACTTTACGACTGCAGCAGTTGTCGAACCGAGCGTGCGCACCAATCCGCCCAGTGAGCGGCCGATGATAGCGCCTGCAAACACCGCCGCCACCTGCATACCAGCGTCGGCAACCTTATCGAAGTTGTCAGCGATCAGGATCAGCGCTTGCGACATGGTCGACGATGCCGTCGTCACGTTGTCCACATTGCCGACATATTGCAGCAGAGCATTATTCAGAAGCGTAAAGCCGTCGCCGATCGTTGCTGGCATGTCTTCGGCTTCTTTACGCAGAACCGCCATCTGGCTCGTCAGGCTCTTTACGATATCGTTGCCGGTAATCTTGCCCTGAGATCCGAGCGCACGCAGGCCGCTGACCGTTGTGCCAAGTCCAGCTGCAAGTGCTTCGGCTGCACGGCCACCGACTTCGATGACAGTATTCAGATTATCGCCGGACAGCTTGCCTACAGCCATGGCCTTCGCCAGCGCATCAATCACACGCGCGGCGCGCTCACCTTTCGCACCAGACACGACGAGCGCATTGTTCAACGCTTCAGTGTAATCGAGTGATTGGTTGGTCGAATAACCCAGGTCGCGCAATGCTGTCGAATTGGAAAGATAGCTCTCGGCTGTTTGTGTCAGATCGGAATATGTTCGCCGTGCCATTTGGCCGAGGCGTTCCATGACCTGCGTGCCTTCACGGGTCGAGCCTGCAGCCAGATCCACGCGAGACGTCAGATCAGTCCATGTATCTGTGAGCTTACGAAGCTCGTTCAAGCCGACGACAGAGCCGACAGCAGCCAGTCCCTTGTTTATGCCGCTCCCCAGAGGCTTGTCAAAGCTGGCGTCAAGCTGACTGCGCAGACGCTTTGCGCTTTCCTCAATCTGTCGAAAATTCTGATCGGCAGTTTTGGCCATCTGGTTCAGCGTTTTGTCTGAGCTCTTACCGATGGCGTTAATCGACTCCTCAATGCGTTTTTGCGCGCGACGCAGAGACGCCACATCAGCGGAGATCGAAAGAATGATATCGTCGTTATTGCTCTCGTCGGCCACGCGGACCTCCTAAAAAGAAAAAGGCCGCACGAGGCGGCCTGAAATTAACTTCCGTATTTGCTGATGAGATCGTCGAGCTGATCCTGACTTGGAGCATCGATCTGTTTCTTGCCGCCGCGGGCTATAGCGAAGCCCTCCAAGGCAGACAGAAATTCGCTCAGTGACGAATTCCAAAAAGTATCAGGCGTCCATCGCAGGACGCCAAAGGCTGACTGTTGCCATTCTCGCCAGGGAAACTCCGCCTCTACACTGTCGCCCCGGCTTCCCCGTTTCCCGATTGCTCGTCCTTGAAATGATGCGCAAGTGCTGCTTCAAAGGCTTTTGAGAGCGCTGGAAAATGGCCGAATTTTAGAACAGCTAGGGCAGCAGAAGCATCGCCGCGAACTGTCAAATGACGGATCGCTGACATTGCAGCTGCAACTTCGACATTGGAAAGGCGATCAAAGAGATCCTGCATTGATTTGCAGCCGAGATCGGTCGAAACCGCTGCCAGACCGCCCATGGTTGCTGCAATCACGATATCGACGCCACCAATGGTGACGCCGACTTCGCCGCGAGCCCCGTTAACAGGGAACTGCATTCTTATACCTCAGCTTCGAATTCAAGCGGGCCGGCCGCTTCGAATGTAGCTGAAAAGTCCATCATGCCTTCAACCTCGCCGCTGAATTCGAAATCAGTCACAAACCAGGGGCCAGTGTAAGAACCGAGACCCGGAACGATCACGCGGGCATTGAAGATGGTCGCCTCATTCACATGATTGATAAAAGTCGCGCTGTCTGCGCCTGCGACGAACTTACCGGAGCCGGTAAAGGTGCGCTGCTTGATACCCGGTACGCCAGTTTTCTGAGGCGTTGCTTCCGGATTGTTGCAATCAGGAATCGTGGTATCGACGCTGTTGGCCGACATGTTGAAAGAGCGCGTGGTGATGCCGCAGAGGTTATTGAAAACCTCCGGAGAAGCGCCGTTGCCGATCTGAATGAGAAGAAGACGGCCGATTTGCTGACCAGTAGCCATATGGAAATTTCCTTTGAACACAAAAAAGCCCGCCGAAAAGGCAGGCTGGGAGGATTTGATTTTTGGGGGTGACTAGAGCTTGTCGACGTAAGCGGTGAGCTCGATCACGGCATGGGAGTGAATGCCGTCGAGATCGCGAAATGTCCGTGTTTGTCGATGATGAAGGCTGATGAGACGATTTGACAGAAGCTGCAGAGGAGCGTCATGCAACGCGTCTGCAACCGCTTCTGCTACTTTCTTCACCTCGGTAAAGCCACCGCCGTAGTTCGACCATGCATGAAGCGTGGCATAAATTACGCGGGAGCCTACACAGGTGACGTCGGCCCGATGTTCGTCAAAATCGCCCATCACAACGTAAGGCGGTATTGCTTCAGGCGGCGCCATGTCGAAGATGTTCTCACCGACAAGACTTGTTAAAGCTGGTGTTGCCAGCAGGTGCGAAACGATCGCACCTTGCAGTTCGAGAGAAGCTGAACTCATCGACTTTTTAGCGCCTCCCGAATGCCTTTGTTCATGGCGTTACGTATGCGGCTCATTGCCTTTTTCCGCATACCTCGCCAAACGGGGAAGACATGCGGCTGAGCTGGTGTCGCGCCGTGGGCTTGTGATCCCTTGGTCATCACCTTGCCAGATTTGTAGCGCCGATCAGCACGGCGCGCTTGAGCGCCGCTTGCCTTGGTTCCGAACTCGATAAACCGCCAGATGAAATTCGCGTAGACACCCACTGCAGTCGGATCTTTCGACTTCTTGGCGCCGAAGACAATTTTGTCGGGATTGTCGGACTGGAGGCCAGCGCGAATGCTTTCTGCGTAATCACCGGATAGACGTGGCGCGCGCGCTTTGATGGCTGCAGCTGCTTCTTCAGCAACCTGAAACTTGACCTCATCCATTTTCTCGATCGCCTTGGGAGCGATCTTGCGGATTTTATTCGTCAGTTCCACGCGGCCTAAAAGTTTCGCTCGAAGCACGATCAACCACCACCTTCATCAGTCACCATGGCCTCGATGTGGGCGTTGCTTTCATCGGGGTTCATGATCGATTTGATATTGTAGGTGCGATCGTTCCGCGCGTTTCTAATGCGCCATGCCGGGGTAACAAGGCGCGTTCGGCTATTTGAGTGCACTGTCAGAGTGTAGGGCTGTATACCTTCAAGCCGTGCCGCAATGACAGTCTCAGATCCAAGACGCGGACGCAGCCGGGCACGCTCTTCGAACTTGTCGACCCATTCGCCGCGAACGCCACCACCTTCATCTCTGACATTTTCGCGCTGTTGGAAAACAACGCGTTCATTCATAGCCGCGTTAGGCGTCCGTGGTGTTTTCGACATTCGGCAGCTCACCTTTTCGTGGTGTTTTCAAACGAGATGCTTTGCCACTCGCAATCGCGGCCGCAGCGCACGGCGTGGTGACAAGGCCAGACCAACCAGCCTTGTAAGCGACGGTGACAGCCGGAGTTACGCGATGATTGAAGTCACCGCTGAATTTGATCCAGGGCATGATAACCTCACGCTAGAACGGGTTTTCGGTATCGATGGAGGATCGAGGTAATCCGTCGATCGAGATAACCGTCTGCTGGTGCATAGAGCGGGTCAGCATCGCCACGATTGGCCCACATAAAGCCGACCTGAAGCAAAACCGCCGCCTGAATAAGAGGCGGCGCTGTTTGATCATTCCATGTAGGGTCGGACTTGTTGATGTAATTCAAAATGATGTCTGATGCCTGTTCAATCATAGCACCAAGATCAGTGTCATCATCATCGTGAAAGATGCGCTGGCGCCTTTTGACCGCATCAAGAGTTACGAGCTTAACCATCTGAGTTTGCCCCCTTGAACGCTATTCTCACCGGCCCGACCGATTTTGCATCATCGTTTGATGGCGTGCGGCCGTTGCGTCCACGTTTGACAGCCAGCTGCCAGTTTTCGCCGTCACCGGGCTTGTCTGCGTTCGCCTTGAGAGCTACCCAGCAAGAACCGTCCCAAGTGACAGTGTCGCCTTGTTCATAGTTCTCTCCGGATTTATAAACGCCGCGATAGAGCATGAAAGGCGCTTTGAACTCGAATTCCTTTACGTTGTCGCCGTTAGCAAAACGCATTTTAAATGTGCGCTCGCCGTCAAATGACACATCGAGATCATCAAACCCCAAACCATCCTGACCATCTGCACCGGGGGCACCATCTTTTCCAGGTTGACCGTCGCGCCCAGGCAAACCATCACGGCCAGGCTGCACGTCGACCGCTTCGAGCTTGGTGATACGTTCGGAGAGCTTTGCAACACTGTCGCTGAAAGCCGCGTGGATCTTATCGATGTAACCTTTGACTGGCAGCATCATGGATGTTGCCAGTTTTTCGAAATCAAGCTGCATCTTTGAATATCTCCGCGGCTTTCGTTGCAAATGCTGCAATCGCTTTGGCGTTTGCGTCGCTTTCTGGAAGCGGCAATATTTCCGGCTTGTTTTCAGGCCTTGCTGTTGCGAACGGATCTTCGCGCGCATCACGCTTGTTAAGTGCTGACAAGCTATAATTCTGCTGCTGGAGATAAGGCGTATCACCACCCTCAACAGCCGGCAGGTTCATCACCTTGCGCGCTTCGTTTGGTGCACGTATCCCGGCGCCGACCTCTTCTTTCAATCTGGTCGCCATTGTCATGCCGTCCATGCGCAACAGAATATCGACATTGAACTCGACACCGACACTTTCACCTAGACCCAAGCCATCGTCCATGCAGTCTTCTGCTGACTCGATCAGCGTTTGGAGACACTGACTGTAATATTCGACGTTCAGTGCTTGAATGTTGTTGTAGGTTGGAAGCGTTCCGATACCGATCTTGTAAGGCGGTACGTGAAACGTCGAACAGACAACCTCAGCGGTCCATCTCAACTGTTCGATCAACTGAGCTGATTGAGCAGGAATGGCGAGTGCTTTGAACTCCATTCCATCGGCCAAGACAGCTAATTTGCCGGAGTTTTCCCGAGAGTAGCCATCTTCCCAGCTTTTCTTAATCGCCGCAGCATCTTCTTCCTCAATAGCGCCCGGCACGCTGATGATGCCTGATGGCAGCGCGTTGTTGCCGAAGAAACGATCCGAGTGCTGCTGAATCGTGAGACCCTGCTTTGCAGCAAGGCCGCTAGCATAAATCGGTGAAAGCCCCACCAGGGGATGAAAAAAGCAATTGAACCGATCATGAATAATTTCTGATGCCGGAACGGTAACCGTGGATGTGAGCCCAGAAACGTCATCCACATTCAGTTGATAAAATACGGCGCCTTGAGGTGATACAAGCACTTGCACGAGCATCGGGTTGAGAACGTGCAACGAGGAAATTTTGCCGTCTGGTGAGCGACGCTTCAAGACGTAAGTGTTGCCTGTTGTCAGCTTCGAGATGAAGTAATTTTCCCAAAACTGAATAGCGGTTTGGGTATCGTTAGGTTTGCGCAGAAGCTTTTTAAGCGCGTGCCGCTTTTTCTCAACCCAGATACCGTCCGGCGTCTCCTCGACGATCCGCGCGCGCAACTTTGCAATATCGGAAGAAATAAGGGTCACGCATGAGAATACCGCGTGATACGCCAAAGCCAGTTCGGGCTTCACTTCGACATTTCGCTGCCATGCGCCGGCGAAACTTTCAAAGATGGTGAACCATCCTCGGCGGGGAGAAGCTGTCGAAAGCGACTTCGCTTCGGAAGTTACTGGCGCTGGGGTGGTGACCGAGGTAGATGCGTTTTTATTATTCCAAAAGGCCATGCTGATCCTCTTCCTCAGTGCGACGCTTCTGGGTTCGCTTGGGCTTATCAACTTTCTGAGGTTCGACTGCGAGTTTCGCTTTACCGATACCTATTAAAATCTTGGCATCTCTCGGCGTGGCGATGAATTCCGCTTCAGGTAACAAGCGGCGAGTGCCATATGTGAAAGACTTGGTCGCTGTGAGCTTCATAGTTACCTCCGCGAGAGAAAACCGGCCGCCCGAAGGCGACCGGAATTTTGGTTATATGTCAGCGATTATTCGCCGCCGCCCGGAGCTGCTGGGACGCCCCAAGCGACACCAGAAAGAACCGCAACCGCCGATGGGCGACGACGCGCCCAGTTCACGATCCGCTCACCTCTGAAGGCGACACTGTTGGTCTGCCAGAGTGACACAAGGCCAGTTGCTCCCGTTGGCGTGGTGCTATCATGTTCCGGGTTGTTCGCCATTTCGAGCGAAGCCTGGTTCGACATATCGACTGCAACCTCACCATCGTCGGCGAGATAAATGTCCGAAGCGTTTGCCAGGACGACATAACCTTCAGGCACAAACTCAGAGACGATCGCAGGAAGGCCGGACAGCGTGCCGCCATTCATCGTGATGCCTGCAAACTCAGACTGGCCTAAAGCGTTTGTCATCAGTGACAGCGCGAGCGCGGTAGTCGACCGCATGATGAACACGCCGGACGTCGGAGCATTGTTCGCCGCAATGAACGCTGAAAACAGCAAACGAAGATCGTTTCGAACCGCATCCGCATCGGTGCCCGTCGACACGATTGGTGTAATGCCGTTCGTGATCGAAGCTGGCGAGACGCCTACAACTGCTGCCTTTGCGGGGTTGATGAAATCGGTATCCAGACGAGCGCGGAGCGCTGCGGCTAGCGAGTCTCGAATGAGGATTTCAGCAGAAGGTGAGCTGCTGCGGAGAAGTTCTTCGGTAACAACCGCAATGTTTGCGACCTTCGTCGGCTCCAGCGTGTTGCGCTCATAGCCAAAGTTGGTGAGCGGCTTGGCTTTACCTTCACCTACCCAATAGCCATCGCCACCAGACGTCTGGCCGATCAGCGGGGTGCGGAAAGGAACGCGGCGCAACGACGGGATTGTACCAGTGCCGAATTTACCAAGGATCGTCTGAGGGCGCAGGAACTCTACGAAATCGGCAAACACCGACGTCTCGTCGCCAACAAGGTTGGCCGCCCAGTTGCCGTCCTGAGTACTACCCGCAGAAACAGCTGCTTTGACGATGATGCCATAGACGGCGGATTCCTCGCCGTAGAGGCTCTTGGCCAGATCACGCGGACTTTCACCAGTGATCTTTGAAAGACCCTTCACCTTGGCCAAACGCGCAAAGCCGATACCAGCCTCTAGTTTCGGTGCCTTCACCTGAACGCCAGAGCGTGCAGCAGCAGCATCGGATAGAGACTTGATACCATTGGCGTTAACTGGTTTGGCTCCGCCTACCTGTGCTTTTTCCAATGCTCGGAAGCGCTTGAGATCAGCATCGATCGAGTCGATTTCAGCACTGATCGGGTC